TTTGTTTCTAACATTCCTCAAGATAATATAAAGACTATTAGTAAAAAGTAATCTGAAGGCAGGGGGAGAAATCCCCTTGCGTAGATAAATGAAAACATATACAAAATCAGTTTTAGTAGCAGTATCCGCAGTATTTTTAATATCAACACTTACACAAGTAACAACATTAAAACTACAAAATTTAAAACAATCTAAATTTGATGATAACACCGCAACGGTTGCAGTCAGAGAACAACAATTAGATTGTTTGGCAAAAAATATTTACCACGAGGCAGGTAACGAATCATTCGAAGGTAAAGTTGCTGTAGCACAAGTAACTATTAACAGAGCAGCAAATGCTGGATTTCCTAATGATATATGCAAAGTAGTTTACCAAAAGAATGTAGTATATGAGAAAGTGATTTGCCAATTTAGTTGGTACTGCGAAACTTCTACAAAAGCAAGACCAATTCACCAATCTGCATATAAAGAATCTTATGAGGTAGCTAAGAAAGTTTTACTTGAAGGATTCCGATTAGCTGGATTAACCGATGCACTTTATTATCATGCAACATATGTTTCCCCTGGTTGGAAACGTCAACAAATCGCAAAAATTGGTAACCATATTTTTTACAGATAAATTATGAACTTTAAATATCCTACACTACAAGATGTTATTAATTATTGCAGAACAACATTAACTGTTGCTACTGCTGAAACAATTGCATGGATTGGTATTGTACTTATTCATGCCGCAACAGTCCCGACAATGATTTCCGTCATGTCTGGTCTATCAGATAAGATGCCGCCCGTTGATCTTATTTTATTCATTTGGGCAGGACTATCTATGCTGTTTGTCCGAGCAGTAATTTTAAAAGATATTCTCCACATTGTAACTATTGGCGTAGGATTTATAATTCATTCGGTACTTCTTGCACTTATACTATTTAAATAATTATGTCTACATTAAAAGAACAAACCCACGAAAAACACAAAGAAGCGGAAACGCAACCATTTATTAAAGAGATTTTTCAAAAGCGTGTTAGCAAAGATAAGTATGCTGAATACTTATATCAGTTATACTTGATATATCATGCAATGGAAACTATCACAGGACCTAAGCTAGGTACATATGAAGGACTTGCTGGATTATATCGTGCATCTGCAATTTTTGAAGACTTTCAAGAACTTGTCACTCCGGATAAGACATATACAATTAAAGAGCCGACATTGAAGTATATTCAATATATTATGGACATTACTAAACCTGAAGATTTAATTGCACATATGTATGTTCGATATTTAGGTGATCTAAATGGTGGACAAATTTTTGCAAAGCTTGTCCCTGGTTCAGGCAAGATGTTTCAGTTTGAAAATAAGGAAGAATTAACAAACAACTTCCGAGCTAAATTAACTGATGACATGGGACCCGAAGCATGCGTTGCTTTTGATTATAATATTGCACTTGCTAAGGAATTTAATTAATGTCTTTAGTATGGGATAAAATGATTCCTTTGTCTCAAAATATTCTTGAGACATTGGAACAAACCACAGATGATGAATTAAAATATACTGCAGAACAAGGTGATGGATACCTTTGGGAAAATTATATTTTTACTAACAGAAATTATCGTCGCGCGCACGTAGAAATTGTAGATGCACGAGAAGCAAAAAAGATCTGGGTTATGCACATGACTATATTTCCAGAATTTGATGATCCTACTCCTATATTTGGGTTTGATGTAGTATGCGGAGCAAATAAGATTACAGGTGCATTCCATGATTTTTCTAAAAATGGAAATTGCCCAGTATATGCATGGTTCCTTGATCGTTCTTCAAAATTAGAATGGAATAAACCCAGAGTGTTACCCGATTGGGCAACTCAAATTTTTAGTCCAGGCATGATTGCGGCAGGCAATATATCCGAAGAAGAAGAATTGGACAAATTAGCTGATATAGCTATTGAAAGTTTACACGTTTACCTATATAATGTAGGATGTGTTGAGAAAACAGGCGAATCATATAAAGAGAAATACAATAATTATTGTAAGTTTCAAAAAATGAATCCTCATACCCCTGCCATGATGATTAATTTAGGTATCGACGAAAAGGTATTTAGAACTTTTATGGATGAAGTATTATTTCCAGAAGAACCAAATGACAGAACTTAATTTAGACGAAGTATTGACCGATAGTTTAATTATAACTAAAAGATTTAGATCACAAAATGAATTTTCATTATACATTGAGGAAAAGGTGTATATCGAAAGTATAGGTTATATGGATGCAGTAATAAAATATTGTAATGAGATTGATATTGATGTTGAAGCTGTTGCGAATTTAATTAACCAATCGTTAAAAGATAAAATTCAAAACGAAGCAGAAGAACAAAACTATATGAGGCCGCGCGGTAAATTACCCCTATGATAATGGATGAATACTCAGTTTATAAAATGTACTTAGCTTTGCGATTACATTTCACAACCGACAATTATGATGTGATTCAACAAAAGGGTAGAGTACGGGCAAGTCGACAAGCTTATGCTAAACGTAAAGATTTATTCTCAATTAGAAAAATTGCTAAAAGCTATTCAGATGAAGAAGTTGCAAATTTTCTAGTTGCAAATTTTGTGTCAGGTGACCGTTGGGGCGGGATGTTCGATTTAGAAGCCGGCCAACGGTATAAAGAGTGGAAAAAGCGTGTTGAGAGTTTATCATACAATTTTGAACAAGAATTAGATAATATTATTAATGATTTGGAAGAATCTAATCTAAAAATTGAAGATATTTTTGCGGTGTCAAAAGGTCAGCATCCATATATAATTAAAGCATTCTTACGAAATACAATTAGTATAGAAACTTTAGTTATTTTGGAAAGACTAAATAAATTTACCGAGAGGTTTGATCGAGAGATTAGTGACACGGTAGTGTGGCCTGATGTTTCTAGACTTATCAAAAAGTACAAACCATTTCTTTTAATCGACATGGAAAAATACGATGCAATCTTTAGAAGACGAGTTGGAATTAAAAACGCAGAAGATTAAGCGTTTAGAACAAGATATTTTAATGTTACAAGAATCGCTTTTAACAACGCAAGAATCTCTAAAAGAGACACAAAGATATTTGATTAAATTGGCACACAGTCAAATGGAATTAAATAAGAGAATGGCGGCTTGGCCTTTCCTAAAGGTTAAAGCTAAGGGCAAAGAAGATGTTTAACTTTAAGGTAGGAGCCTTGATTTTTTAAAATGGACAAGTTTAAGAAGAACGATTATTATGATCGTGAAAAGAAAATGCGCCGAGTTGAAAAGGGCACACAGAAGATTGACAAACATCGAAAGATTATATATAATGTAGCATCGTTCAATAAAGATGACGATGCGTTTGATGAGTACTTAGATTATGCATACGCTAATCAAAAAATTAAAAAACGTTAATACTAATACGAAAACCATACACCGTTAATACGAAAGGACATACTATGGCTTACACTTCACTAGCAGATCTCCGCAAATCCCGCGGCGGCTTCGATTCTTTAATGAAAGAAGTTGAAAAGATCGCAAATCCCCAATCCGAATCTAACAATAGAAATGACGACCGCTTCTGGCAACCTGAGGTTGACAAAGCAGGCAACGGCTACGCTGTTATTCGTTTCTTAGCTCCCCCAAAGGGCGAAGAACTTCCATGGGTTAGAGTTTGGAATCACGGTTTTCAAGGACCAACCGGAAAATGGTACATTGAAAATTCACTAACAACTATTGGCAAGACTGATCCTGTATCTGAGTTTAATACTGAGTTATGGAATTCAGGCTCAGAGGCCAATAAAGAAGTTGCTCGAAAACAAAAGCGCAAACTAACTTACTACACTAATATTCTTATCGTTCAGGATTCTAAGCATCCTGAAAATGAAGGCAAAGTATTTTTGTTTAAGTTTGGTAAAAAGATTTTCGACAAAATTAAGGATGTTGCTGAACCACAGTTCGAGGACGAAAAGCCACTTAATCCGTTCGACTTTTGGGAAGGTGCAAACTTTAAATTAAAAATTCGTAATGTGGAAGGATATCGCAATTACGATAAATCAGAGTTTGATACACCAAGTTCAATTTCCGAGGATGATTCTATTATCGAGAATATTTGGAACAAGCAACATTCCCTTACAGCGTTTCTTGATCCTAAAAACTTCAAGTCATATGACGATCTTAAGAAAAAACTAGACATGGTTCTTTCTGGAGGCACTACTGCAATTAAGAAAGCAGAAGAAGTAACATTGGGCGAAGATGCAAATTATGTACAACCTGCAACATCTGCAGCACGCCCAACAGCCGCGCCAAAGGCAGCTCCTAAAAAGGAAGTTGACTTTGATGACGATGACGAGTCATTGTCATATTTCTCAAAACTAGCGAGCGATGATTAAGCTTGCAACTATTCTTTTTGGAGAAGATAACATGAAATCCCTTATTGTATTTCTAGCCGCAATGGCTATGGCTCATTCTGGTTTTGCAGCAGAACCTGCAGAAACGAAAAAAGAGCCAGCAAAGGCTGCAAAGGCAAAACCTGCAGCACCAACACCCACAGCAACACCGGGTGTTATTAAGTTAGAGAAAAAGGAAGGGGCGGCCAAAGAAGAGAAACTTCCAAAGCCAACTGTTAAACGACCTGAAGAGTTAGCTGCCGAAAAAGCTAAGAAGTAAAAAGAAAAGCCCAGTTAATTCTGGGCTTTTTTGTCTTTATAATTTACCGTCTACTCTTGTTTGCCAACGATTATAACCGTTTGATGATGAATACGGTTTTGGCGGAGAGGTTACAAATGTCTGAGAACTATTATCGATAGTTCTATTAGATATCATAGGTGCAAGTATTTGCGACATAGATTCCATAGAATCTTTTAAATCCATATTTTCAGTTTCTAATTGTTTTAATAAATCTATTTTTTGATCGCCGGTTGTAGCAGCTTTCAATTGTTTAAGGGCCTCATTTGTAAAACTATTAGCAAGATTTGATTCTAATGATTGATCTTGCTTTGGTGCAACATTTTCTGCAGTTGCAGATGATTGCTTTGTCTCAATATTAGCATAGCGATTTAATCTTGCAGTTTCAGCTCCCATTTGATCTGGCATATCTGCAGTAGGTATACGTTTGTTTAACGTATCGATATCAGTCTGCAATTTATCTCTATATTCTGCATTAAGCATTGGCCCAGATGTCTTAAGGGTTTGTTCTTTTATTTTAATTTGTTCTTTTAAATCTTTAGAAGACCCTGAACTTTGAAAATCAGTATTAGCTATTTTTAATAGCGCTTCTCTACCACCCAATTTTTCCACATCGCGCTCACTCCCGCCAAGAGCATTTCTTGCTTCTTCCGGAGTCATGCCCATTTTGTTTGGGTCAATTTTAGGCGATACGTTTTCTCGAAATGCTTTTTCGGCATCCTTGCCTGTACCTGCGGCCATTTTATCGGCGTATCCAGTTTCGCCAAGAAATTCGCTTGCCTGATACGCGCCCAAGGCAAGACTGGCTGGACCTAGTAATCTCCCACCTATCCCTAATTTTCCCGGAACTTTTCCTCCAGGAACAGGAGGTACTTTACCTCCGCCAGGAATAGGAGGCACTTTAGGTGTTTTACCTAATAATTTACTTAATCCAAGTGCCTCAAGAATACTTGAAATAATTCCACCACCCCCGTCGGAATTTCCTAAGCCAATATTTTTTAATTTATCTGCGATAGCTTCAGCCAATAATTCCCTATCACGTTGTTTATCGTCATCTGAGTTTGGTTCTAAGCCTGTTCCGGATAATGCAGGTACCGCAGTTTTATTGGTACTGTAGCCTGCCTTTTGCGCAACAATTTTTCGTATTACAACTACTTCTGCAAGTAAATTCTTTTCTAATTCTGTATTTTTCATCTTTAGCAATTCATTTTTAAATTGCGATAATGTTAATACTTTATTTTCAGAGTTTTCTTTGCCTTCTTCTGATTTTAATTCCATATTAGGTGGCATTTGTTTATTACCCCCTACAATATATCGTTTTGTTTCTGCAAAAGGGGACATAAACCCCTTTCCAAAGTCTTTAAGATCTCCAACCAGCGTTCTTTGTTTATCTTCTTTTTCCGTGCCAGCTTCAGACGATTTTTTAACTTTGCCTACCCGTCTATCTAAAATCTTAGATAAATTATCTATTGATTTTTTTAACGCTTCAATATCTTTATCTTTAGCCGTTGCGGTAAATGACTCCATTAATGAAGTCATAACACCCGAAGAATTAACTGGTTTTTTAGTAGCCATTATACCGGTCTTCTAACAATTGGTTTAGTTTGAGTTGAGCCAAACCCTACATCTGGTGTAGAATCAAATCCTCCACCGTATCCAGAGGATGATACAGGAGTCGATCCAAATGCATTTGAAGATGCTACCGGCGACGCGTTAAATGAGTTTGATCCTGCACTTGGCATTGGCGCAGAATTAAATCCTCCGCCAAACGAGCTAGGAGATTGTACCGGAGGAGTACTGCTTAACTCTGGAGTAGGAACGCTTGTTGATGTAGAAACATTTGCTGCACCTGCAACTTTTTCTTGTGTTCTACCATAAGCAGAAACACCTAATACGCCACCCATGGCCACATGGAATAATCCGCCGCCTTGTAGTGTAATAGGCACCCATTGTCTAAATGCGTCATTTGCAGCTTGAACTTCCCAGAACTGCACAACAGTAAACATGATTGGAAACAGCGCAAAGTCAAACAAACAGCAAGTCATATACATCATTGCCATCATAGGACGCCATTTTTTGGTCATCCAGTCTTCATCTGGTTTCTTTTTTTCTTCTTTAACTTCTTCATTTTTATTTTTACCAAACATAGTAATTACCCCTGTTTCTTAGTTTGTATTTTACGATTTTCCTCACTAATATAATTAATCAACATAGATACATAAATTTCTCTTTCCCATGGAATCATATTTTCAATTTCTGTTAATGAGTATTTATGGTGCTGCATTAACGAGAAATTTAATTGATAATAATTCACTAAACTATCATGAGAAAGAGTTAGACGAAAAAATTTTGCAGACCCTCTAAATCCACTGTATTTTTCTTACCACATGCTGGGCAATCTGCCTCAATATGATGCACAATTCTTGGCAATTTCTCAAAGAATTTTTCTAACAGATCAAACTGTTTCTTTGAGAATGAACTAACAAAGTCGTCTAATTCTTTTTCAGAATAAGTATCTTTATCAAAGTATTCTGTCTTTGTATATACGGCATCTATACAATTTCCAACTAATGATAAAATTTTATCAGAATTTGAGTTTTCGTATATATCTAATATTTCGTCAAATCTAGGATATCGCATAACAACACCAATATTATCAGTCAACATAATTTTGTTTTCTATATCAGTTGGTTTATCTACTTCAACCTTAGTTAAATCCATACTGTAGTCTATTTTTTCACCGCAGTCGCAATTGATAATAATATCAGTAGTTTCGCTAATAGATCTTGCTCTTATGTTTAAGAATAAGTATTCTATATCAAAGCTTGCTAATTTATCGATATCTAATTTTTTAAATGTGCAATTATCTACAAGTTCCGTAACTATTCTAGATATTTCTTTGCTTTCTGCTTCCATTGTTGTTAATAGAATTTTGTATTCCTTAACTAAGAATGGTCTGTATTTAATTTTCTTGCCAGTTGATGGTAACATCAATTCATAGTTTGGCGTTTCTAATATTGGTAAAGGCATAATAAGTTCCTTGTGTTAATACCCTGCTTGGCCTATCACTGTTCCGCTTCGAGTTTGTTGCAAATCCGATAGGTTTGGATTAAAATTTAATCTGTTTAAAAATTCACTTTCGGGAAACCATCTTCTGTATGCAAAAGTAACATTTAGTTTATGTACTTGATTCGTTGCTCCCATATTCAAGTCTAGCATATTTACTGCTCTCGGAAATGCGTCTTCTAAATATACTGAATAACTTTCATTATTTTTTTCATCTAATTGTGCTATTTTAATTTGCGAAACATATTCTTTCTGATAACTAACATTAAAAGAATTTGGATTAACAACTTTGAACATCCAAGCGTCAAAGAAAGATTTAACTTCCATTTGATTATCTATATAGAAAGATAAGGTTATTCCGTCGCCATTAAAATCTGACGATACTGGTCGTTGATAGCTTGCACCGTAAATCCTAAAAGGTTTTGTAGATACCGTCATTGCAGGTAAACTAGCAGACTCACACATTAAACTAACAAATCGCCCACTTCCAGTGAGAGATCCTAATCCGGGAGGCGGTAGAATAAATACTTCAAATCTAGAAGGTCTAGCTAACCCCCTATTGTTTACTTCTGAAATAAAATTTGATATGCTAAAGTTTGACATTATGTCCTTTATAGTGTTCTGTTAAAGTCTTGCCAGACTTTAGTTTTCTGTGCACCGACAAATTTTTCAACGGGTAATTGAGAGGCAGTTACCCAATCATTATAGGGTATTTTATAAAGACGAGATTTGACGTGTGAATTTAAATAATGTTTTACTGCAAATTTTGCCGGATGTAATCTTGAAGAAGCATTTAATAGTCTCCAAGATAACTGAATTCTTGTATCTTCATCTTTACCCGTCGCATAATCAGATAACAACCCCAATATTCTAAATCTCATCATATACGGTAAATAATGTAGATTTATTCCATAAAAGCCGTCGGGAACTTTTCTAAAAGGTAATACTAACGGCAATCTATCATAGTACGGTAGTGTATCTTTGTGCTTAGGGTCATAGTAAAACAAGTACATTTCGCCAGGAATAATTCTTGTAGCAACTTTTGTATCTTTTAATATCTGATTGGTATTTGTCAGTTTGCCCAAAGATGAAATTTGTTGCCTATACCATTGATAAGATTTTTCTTCTCCGGCGGCATTTAGCCTAATTGTTTCAAAAGCGTTTGTAGCCATTATTTGGTTAATCCTAAATCTTTTTCGGTTAGTACTAAAAATTTCATATTTCGGTCAGTGCAAAATTCAAATGCCGCTTTCCACTTAGCTTCATTTACACCGTACTGGAAAACTTCGTCAATAAACCGTTTTGTTTTCTTTTTTGGAATTTCTGGCGGTTTAGTAAATTTTTCAGGTTTTATTTCTATGAGGTACTTCTCAGTTGTATTATTCTTAGATTTAACTTTTATATAGAAATCCACAAAATATCTATGCACCTTTCTATCAACCGGAGACACATAGGGTATAATAACAGTCTCAGACCCCCATTCTATAATAGAAGGACTTTGATCGCACCATTTCATAAATCTGAGTTCCCATAGAGACCGATAGATTACCGTAGTAATATCGCCTTTATATTTTGAAGGATTCAATACTCTAAATCGGCCTTTGTAGGTTTTGGTGTACATAACTCATATAAATAATTAATAACTATAATATTTATAGGCAAAATATGGCAGATATCCCAAAAGACATACGAGAATATACGGAAAATAGAGCAAAACGATATGATGCTCCCTTTAGTTTTCCGGAATCTAATAAGTATAATGTCAATCAGCATACGTATCCTAGCGGCGTGGGCAAAAACCCCGACTTACAACACTATGTAGCATTCTTTGTTAATATTAGAGGCAAATCTAAGTTTAAAGAATCGTATCAAACAGCGGATGTTAGTATACGCCCTTCTATCAATAGCCGAAAAGATAATATAAATTTAACAACCTCAGGTACCGGAACTGTTTCTAAAATAGGATTGTTGGCTGGCGGGGTAGGGGTTATTACTGCAGTAAAAACTGCAATAGATGATCCCGGTAGAGCAGCTTGGTCGGGAATAAAAGCTGCCACCGTAACAGCCGCAACATCTGGAGCGGTTGTAGCTGCAGCTACATTGGGGTCAACATTGGCTCCAGATAATAAAGCAAGATTAAAAGATGTTATAACATTGCATCTTGAAGAAAGACCTAGCGTTAAATATGGTGTAAATTATCAAGATAAAGATATGGGAATATTGGGAGGATTTTTAACTGATAATTCATCTGTAACAGAATCTTTTAAAAATAATGGCGGAGAACTTGGAACCGCATTTGCATTACAATTAGCTAAAATTCCATCTATGTTACCTGGGTTTGGTTCTGCTGGATTAGGAGACATTGCACAATTAAGTGCAAAAGTTAAAACAAATCCGTTTAGAGAAGTATTTTTCGAAGGTGTAGATTATAGACAGTTTAATTTTAGATATAAATTTATGCCAAAAGATAAAGCAGAATCTCAGGCAGTATATAATATTATTCAAACATTCAAAGAACATATGCATCCTGAATTATCTAAAGGAGGATATTTTTATATTTATCCTTCAGAGTTTGAGATTGTATATTATTATAAAAATCAAGAAAATCCATACTTTAATAGAATTGCTCAATGTGCGTTAACTGATATGTCCGTTGATTACGGCGGCGAACAGTTTGCAGGGTTTTCCGATGGCTCACCTACAGAAGTTAATATAACATTGAGTTTTAGAGAGTTAGAATTATTAACTAAAGATTCTATTCGACAAGGGTATTAAATGTTTTTTAGTAAATTTCCATTATTTGCGTACACACTTGATAACAGAAATACATATCAAATTGTACCTGATATCTTAAGACGAATAAAATTATCAGATCAATTGAAAAACAATGATGCGTTTTTTGATAAGTATGATGTGCGTGACGGCGAGACTCCTGAAATTTTAGCAGATAAATTTTACGGAGATTCAAATTTTCATTGGATTATATTAATGGCAAACGACATTATTGATCCTAGATTTGATTGGCCCATGGACTTCAATATGTTGAATGAATATTGTAAAGGTAAATACGGTGCGTCTGCAGTATATCATATTCATCATTATGCAAATCAATCAGAATATGTAATTAATGGTTATAGGATGTTACAACCTGGATCAACTTTTAATAATCCAATCTCATTAGTAGTACAAAATTCTGGCACATTTTCTTCACCAATTGTAAGTCAGAATGCCCCTACAAATAATTTATTTCCAATTACAAATTTTATGTACGAAGATGCCCTAAATGAAAAAAGAAGGCGTATTAGTATTTTAAAACCTGAATTAGTATCAGGGATAGATTCTGATTTTAATAAGATTATAAAAGAATGAGTAGCGCAGTTCAAGATGGGTTACAGACCCCAGGCGAAATATTAATAGAAGAATTATCTTTAATAACCACTAACGGTAAATCTGTCTCTCTATTAGATTATCTTATAGAATTAAATATCTACGAAAGTATATTTAGTAATGTTATAAGCGGCGAAATAATATTATCAGATAGCGCAAACTTGATAAGATATTTTCCAATTACGGGGGAAGAATATTTAAGTGTACGTTTAATAACTCCTGGATTTAATGACGAGAAAAAATATAAGATTGAAAAAATATTTAGGGTTTTTACAGTTGAAGATAGAGTCTTGGCAAGAGATCAAAATACTCAAATTTATAAATTAAAGTTAATTTCGCCGGAAGCAATTGTAGATTCATATGCAATGTTGTATTCCCCATTTAAAGGAAATATAACAAAAATAGTACAAGATTTATTTAACAATAATTTAAAAATTGGTAAAGATCTGACTATTTTCACAGGCGCAGATAATAATGTAAAATTTGTGAGTAATGGGTGGAGCCCTTTTAAATGTATAAATTGGTTAGCAAAGAAAACTATTCCTAGCGACGGAAAAGCCTGTAATTTTTTATTCTGGGAATCAACTAAATCATTTTATTTTGGCAGTCTAGAAACTTTATTTCAAAATGGAAATTCTATAGGTGATTATAGATACGCGGCAACAGGCGTATCTGTGGGTACAGACGACATACAAGAAAAGATGACGTTAATTACGCAATTATCTGTGGAGAATGGGCTTGACTATATTGTAGGATTAGATTCTGGGTATTTTGCAAGTAAACTAATTTCATTAAATTTATACAATAAAAAACAAGAAGTCACAGAATACGATCATGTTGAACAATACTCAAATTATAAACATTCAACTCAATATAATCCTTCCCCATTATTTTCAAAGAATTCTGTTACCCGTAATATAAATTCTCATGTACGGGTTTACCCCAAGTATCCTAATTTGCATACTGGAGTTAAAAAGAATTATAATGAACGCATGGGCGAAATTTATGGTAATAGATTGTCAAATATGAAAGAATTAGATAATTTAAAATTAAACATAATCATACATGGTCGAACAGATGTAGAAGCTGGGCAATTTATAAACGTAAAATTTCCAGACATGGAGCCTCCAAGTGAGATGGATATTGCTAAAGACAAAATTGATCCTAGGTATTCTGGCAGATATTTAATAACTGCAATTAATCATAAAATTAACTTATTGAATCATAGTATGTCCATGGAAGTAATAAAAGATTCGTTTGATCCTGCTGCCGCAACTTTAATAGATGCAACAAATGTATCAACTACCGCATATTGAAGGATAATTATGAATAACATTTATGGCGGACAAAATTTTACTTGGTGGGTAGGGGTCGTTGAAGATAGAATAGATCCCGAAAAATTAGGTAGATGTAAAGTAAGAATATTTGGGTATCATATAGATGATCTAACAATGTTACCTAAAGAAGATTTGCCTTGGGCTATACCGATGCAACCTATAACTTCTGCGGCAACATCTGGTATAGGTATTGCACCTGTCGGCCCAGTTGAAGGCACTTGGGTTTTTGGTTGGTTTTTAGATAATGAAGAAGGCCAACAACCTGTAATGATGGGGACACTTGCAGGTAAAAATGAAAAGCATCCTAACGCGGATAAAAAAAATGCGCAGGATCAATTAGCTGCAAATAATCTATTGACAACTTCTTCAGGCAATCCAGTAACTGATAGTTATGGAAATCCTATACAAATAGGTACAGAGGTTGCAGATTCTAATTATGATCAGAATGGGGCAATTTTAAATCATCCAAATAATCCCAAAGCAACATCTTCAGGTCCTTTAAATAATCCATCAGATATTAAACCTAAAGCATTTAAGGATCCTAACGGAGTATATCCTAAGATAGAATATTCAGAAAAACCTGATACTAATAAATTAGCAGCTGAGGATAAATCACATAAGTATTTTGCGGTAAAAAAGAAAAATAGAAAAACAAGTATAGCTAAGGCACAAACAACCGGAACATGGGATGAACCGGAATCCGCATACAACGCGTTGTATCCTTACAACCAAGTTATTGAAACTGAAGCTGGCCATGTTATTGAATTAGATTCTAGCCCTAATGCTGAAAGAATACACATATATCATAAAAAAGGTTCCTATATTGAAATAGATGTTAATGGTTCATCTGTTAAAAAGACTATAGGCGATAGTTATGAATTAACTGATAAAAATGGTTATGTTTATGTCAAGGGTGCGTATAATTTAACAGTAGGCGGCACTACAAAAATCTTAGTACAAAATGATGCGGATATTGAAGTAGATGGCGAAGCAAGTATTCTAACACATCGTTCAGCCTTAGTACAAGCTGCTCAAACAGTTCAAGTTGTAGGAGATGATATTAAAGTATCGGGAAAATCTAGTTTACAAATTACAAGTGACGGGCCTGTTAATATACAAGGCAGCAGTATAACATTAAATGCAAAAACAGGAGCATTTGCTGCAAAAGCTGCAAAAGAGATTGCATTACACGCAGGTACAACTGCAAGTGTGAAGGGTGGATTGGAGTTATTATTAGATGCAGCAACCGTAAAAACAAAAATGGGAGCAATACAAGTATCTTCTACTAAACTTATAGTACCAACTCCCCCGGAAGTTAAATCACCAACACCTGTAATTATTAAAGATTCAGTAAGACCAGATAGTCCAGAGAGTATATTCTTAGGAGATTCTTTAGATAAAAGTGCAGAAACTTTTACTGCAGCAAGAATTAAAAATAATGAGATTTCTACGAACTTAGAAGATCTAACAACATTATCTAGAGATACGAATACAGAGAAATCTTCATCAGTAACCGGAGGCATTAAGCCTACACCCGTAGATATATCTGAATTCGCAGGCCTAAAGAAGTTCCCAGATTCAATGAAGTTATCAAAATACTTTACGTTAGGGGATCTTTCAACAAGACCTTCAGCTACATCGTACGCAGTCAAAGATCAAAATGGATTAACCGCTGCTGAAATTGTAGGAAATTTAAAACACTTAGCAGTAAATGTATTGGATAAAGTAAAAGAACAATATCCCGATATGATTATTACTAGCGGCTTTAGAAGCAAAAACGAAGGATCAGATCACGACAGAGGCCAAGCAGCAGATATACAATTCACCGGCAGATCCAATGATGATTATTATGATATTGCAAAATGGATTGAGACAAATACTCCGTATAAACAAGTATTACTCGAATATGCAAAGAAATCTAATGGTAGAATCGTTGCATGGATACACGTTGCATCATCCAATGATGGTTCAAAATCCGCGATGCCTATAGGTACGTTAGTAAATCATAGCGCTAACGCTCCCGGGGCACGAAATTCGTTTGTAAATTATGGATAAAATTACTACATAAATAATAATGTTCTAGTCCCTTACCAAAAACAATAAATATAAAAATGGCAACCGTAAATCGAATTGTACGAAGATATACAGATTTAAATCTGTTGTTTAAGCCGCATCCTTATTCAAAAGATGTTTTAACTAGAACAAATGCTGACGCAGTAAAAACTGCTATTCAGAATTTAATTCTGACAAAAAATTATGAGAGACCTTTTCACCCGGAAATAGGTAGTCAAGTTAGTGCGTTGATTTTTGAGAATTTTATACCATCCACAATTACCGCATTAGAAAAATCAATTGAAACTACTATACGAAAATTTGAACCAAGGGCAAGAATTTTAGATATTCAAATTATTGATAATTCTGATAAAAATTCAATTGATATAGAAGTGACATTTGCACTTAGTAATACCGAAGAACCTATAACCGTAGCAACAACTATTAGCAGAGCAAGATAATGTCCAATCTAAGAATAGCGGAATTAGATTTTGATACAATAAAATCAAATCTAAAAGACTTTTTAAAAAATTACGTAGATGAAGATGGCGCGCCATACTTCACAGACTTTGACTATGAAGGATCGGGGTTATCTATTCTGTTAGATGTACTATCTTATAATACACACTACAATGCTTACTTAGCAAACATGGTAGTTAATGAGATGTTTTTAGACTCGGCAGTTAAACGAGCATCGGCAGTTTCTATTGCAAAGCATTTGGGATATACTCCAATTTCCACACAAGGCGCAAGAGCACTGTTAACATTTGATGTTGCCGCTCCAACAAATAATCCAAACTTTCTAACACTTGAAAGATTTACTCCTTTTACGACTACTATAAATGAGAATACTTTAACATTCGTCAATTTAAATTCTGTAACAATTCAACCAAATGTTGGGACATATACATTTACTGATGTAGAAGTTGTAGAGGGAATTCCCTTAGAATATGTATTTACAGTAGATGTTCCTGGTACCGCAGAAAAATATGTGTTACCTAATGAAAATTGTGACATTTCATCTATTCAAGTTATTATACAGAATTCATTATCAGATACAACAACTACTGTATATTCATTAGCAGAAGATACTTTAAACATTGATGGTACGTCTAATGTTTATTTCTTAGAAGAAAATACATCTGATAGGTATCAAATACATTTTGGGGATGGCGTTTTAGGTAAAAAATTAAATAGGGGAAATCTTGTCAAAGTTACCTATTTGATTAGTAATGGTACTCTTGGTAATGTTTCCGGTAATATTTCTCAAGAATTTTATTGCGGCGCACAAATAGGCGGAGGATCAGTTACAGGTATAATTACGCCTACTTCAAATTCAAGAGGCGGAACTTCTAGAGAAACAATTGAAAGTATTAGATTCAATGCTCCAAAATTTGGATCTTCACAAAATAGAGCAGTTACTGCAGAAGATTATAAAGTTCTAATATCTAAAAATTATCCTCTAGTTGAATCTATATCAGTGTGGGGCGGAGATGATAATGATCCACCAAAATATGGCAAAGTTATTATTTCATTAAAACCGTATGACGGATATGAAGTAACACAACAAACTAAAGACGACATTTCAAATTTAGTTTTACAAAGTAAACAAGTATTATCAATTGTTCCTGAGTTTATTGAGCCAGATTATTTTTATATTAATTTATCCGTAAATGTTAAATACAACACTAAAACTGCCACATTGTCAGCAACACAAATTAAAAATTTAGTTGTATCTACAATACAAACGTATTTCAGCAATGACTTGCAAAGATTTGATAAAGATTTTGTTTATTCTAAATTATCGCGAACAATTGATGCGGCGGATAATTCAATTGTAGGCAATTTGATGACTGTTAAATTGCAGAAAAGAATAACACCTGTATTGAATTATGACAATCATTATGTTGTTGGAGATACAATTAAATTTAAAAACGGGATTGAACCCGGTAGTTTAGAGACTACTAGGTTTGTGGTTTCGCAAAACGGCAATTCAGTTGAAGCCCGAATTAAAGATGTGCCTAATGATATTGTCCCTAACAGATTGGGGTCAGGTATACTTAAATTAGTAAACGCAGATACCGATAAAACTATTATAGCAAATTACGGAACGATTGATTATAATTCTGGTATAATTTCAATAGACTCATTATATCCTACGGGTTATACCGAAGATAGTACAGATATTAGATTATCAGTAACAGTGCAGGATTCATATTTGGATGTTATGGTCAGTAAAAATGAAATTTTACTATTAGATGATAGTACGTTTAATGGAGCTGCTAATAGATTACAAGGATTAACTGTTAACACAATTGCAGTTGTAACTGAATGAGCCGAATAACAGAAAAATTATCAAGAATATTTTCACAGCAGATACCTGAATTTCTGCGTGTTAGCGAAGCTGAGGCCGCGAGTTTTGCAATTGGTTCTACTGTTGCTGGATCTGATATTGTAACTGTAAATAATAGTATTGATATTGCGGCAGGCGATAAATTATCTCATTCGCAAATTTCAGGTTCAATTTTTGTTATAGGTATTTTATCAAGTACTAAAATTCAAATTAGTACAGTTGCGCCAGTAACATTAACGTCTGTAAAATTAAATTTTGTAAAAACAAATACCAATTCAAATTTTATAAAATTTTTAGAAGCATATTATAAATTTTTAGAACAAGATCAACACCCGCAAGAGCTATTACAAAATGCAAGGCAATATGCAGATAGTGAAAAAACAATTGATTCTTTAATTGAGAACTTCTTTAAAAATTATGGTAATGATATTCCTCGTAACATCATTACAGACAAACGCGCGTTTATAAAACACTTTAAAGATATTCACAAGACAAAGGGAACTGAAGAAGCATACAAATTATTATTTAGAATTATATTCAATGACGAAGCTAGTTTCTTTTATCCAGATACGGTAATTTTAAAAGCGTCAGATGGCGTATGGAAAAAAGATTATACTTTAAGAGTTGTATCTATAGATAACTCTAATATATTTGACTTTGTTAATACTAAAATTATAGGGGATATATCAAAAGCAAGTGCAGTTGTAAACAATGTAGTAAAATTTAAACCTGCAGATGGATTTATAACTGACGTATATGAATTATCATTAGAAAATATTAAAGGTAATTTTTTAATAGAAAATATTACCGCAACTAAACTAATAGATGTTGCAACAAATACAAAAGAAATTATAAACGCAGAAATTATACCGCAATTAATTAAGGTCGATATAATTGATGGTGAAAACGGATATAATGCAAACACTAAAATTAGTGTACTTGATGCTAATGTTAAAATAAGCGGGTTTACGAAAACAGGCGGAATTCGAAAAATAAGTATTGTAAATTCTGCGGCATATCTTAATTTAAAACCTGTAATAAATAACGGAGTTATTTTATCCGGATTAAATATTAATGTATCTTTAAGTGATCCTTTAAATATAGTATCGGGAAATATTACACTTAATAATACTATTGGTACTTTTACTTCAGATGTTCCTCATGGATTATCTAGAGGCAAAACGGCAAACTTAATTTTTTATGGCAATTCTAGTAGCTATATAAATGGTGCTGAGAATGTGATAACCGTTACCACAGTTTTAGACTCCACACGATTTAGATTTAACATGGTTGGGTTGTCACCTACCTCGCTTTCTGCAAATTTAAAATACACCCGAGCGGCAAATCTATATAGTAATGTTGGTGCGGTTTTAGAAAGTGATGGGTATTGGTTAAATAATAGAGGAAAACTCTCTGAATTAATATACGTCCAAGGGCCTGCAGTAGATTCCACAAATAAATCTAAAATATTCTATCAACCATATTCATATGTTGTAAGAAGTGGGGAATCTATTGATAGCTGGAAAGACATTGCTAAAGCCACGGTGCATCCTGCAGGAATGGAGGTGTTCGGTGAAATTTATATTAATAATCAAATTTCAGCAAATGTTGAACCTACTATAGATAACGAAATTTGGGACTATTTAGGCATAACTTGTGACATGAGCATTCCGCCTTTTGATTCAAGTATGACATCTTATTCAAATAGTAGAGTGCAAAATTTACCTATATCTACAGATCATGTGTATTACATATTCAATATACTGTAATAAATAATTAAAAAATTAATGGAATTATAATGGCGCAAATCATTACAGAAAATTTTAGAGTATTTAACGCAACTCAGTTTGTAGAGTATGTTGCTGATACTAATAACCTGTATCTTTTTATAGGTAGACCGCAAAGTTGGGATAACGAACCAACGGCACCCACCCCAGTAAATGTTCCATATCAAGATACAGTTTATTGGGCAGATACAGTTGCACTAAAAAGAATTGTTCCTAATGATTTTAAACAAGTTGTACAACGTAAGAATTGGTCTGCGGGCATAGTGTATTCACAATATGACAATGCAAGCTCAACTCTATACGGATCTAATTTTTATGTACTAACACAAGATAACAATGTTTACAAATGTATATCTAATAATTTTGGGGCAGCTTCATCTATTAAACCAACCGGAACATCGACAAATGTTATAACAACGTCTGACGGATATCAATGGAAATATTTGTATTCATTATCTGATACAGATTTATTAAAATTTTTAACAGGCGATTTTATGCCAGTTAATTTAAACTATGATGTATTAAATACTGCAATTAAAGGAACAATTGATAACATTGTGGTAACAAATATAGGTAGCAATTATAGTGTTGCTTCTAATATTTCTGTTAATATTTTGGGAGACGGAATAAATGCAAGAATAGGCAATGTAGTTTTATCCGGAGCAAATACAATAGATCGCATAACACTTAATACGTCCGGATCAGGTTATACATTTGCAAATTTATCAATATTAGATTTGGGAGGTGGGTCTAATGCAATTGCAAGAGCTATTGTTTCTCCCATAAATGGGCATGGCTCAGATGTGTTAACTGAGTTAGGTGCTAGATATGTAATGATTAATACTAGACTTAATTATGCTGAAGGTGGCGGAGATTTTCCTGTAGTAAATGATTATAGAAGAATTGGCATAGTAAAAAATCCAGTCTCAAACGCTACATCTAGAATAGCAACAGAAACAACACTTGATGCGACTATTACGTTAAATGTTTCAAATGTTACCGGTACATTCTCATTAGATGAATATATTAGGGGAGATAATACAAATTCAAACGCATTTATAGTAAGTGCAAATGCTAATGTAACATCTGGTAATGTTACTATTAGATATATTACTCCCATTGAATTATTTTCAGGGAATATTATATTTTCAGCAGGGGAAAAAATTCGCGGAGCGAATTCATTGGCAGTGGGAACTATTAGTAAAATAACACCCGCCGAAGTAAAGAAAAATACTGGTCAAATTTTATATGTGGAAAACCGCGCTAAAATTACAAGAGCTTCAGACCAAGCAGAAAATATTCATATAGTTATAGAATTCTAAGGTAAAATAAAAATGGCCGTAAATTTAACAACAAATCCGTATTATGACGATTTTGATAGCACTAAGAATTTTTATAGAATTCTTTTTAAGCCAGGTACCCCTGTACAGGCAAGAGAACTTACGCAAATTCAAAGTATTTTGCAGGATCAAATAAAGAAATTTGCAAATCATATTTTTGTAGATGGAAGCAGAATATTAAGTGATGATCCTGTAGCGGTTACTATTAATGATGCCGGCAGAGCAGTTAAATTACAAACAAACACAAATACTGCTAATTTAGAAGTATATCTAAACAAATATGTTTCAGGAACTACTTCTAATATTATTGGTAGAGTAGATTTTGTATTTGATGCGGATAATCCTGATGTAGGAGATCCTCCAACTTTTGTGATGTCTTTAATTAAATCAGAAGGAACAAGTGAATTTAATTCAGGCGAAACTTTATATTTTTATAACACAATAGCTGAAGCAAACGCGAAAAACACGTCAGCATTGACGGTATCTGCTGTTTCAGATTCCTACATTGTAGGCACTGCAAGTATAAACGAATACTCTGATATAATTACTCTATCTGCATCTGCCGGAACGATTAAAGTAGGTGATCAAATTATTTCATCAAGTTTGGGATCTGATTTATTTGTGGTTGAAGTTATTACAAGCACTAGTATACGAGTTAATAGAAATGTAGGAATTACTGATAATAACGTTAGTATACAGTTTAAAACAAGAAATACTAGCCCAACATTGATATTTGGAACTAGTGCCGGCACCTATTATAAAAATGGATTCTTTATACAAACTGCGAAACAAAAAATTGTACCTCAGAAATATACAGCATATCCTACTAAATCTATTGTTTTAAGATATCAAGAATATATAGTTGATTACAATGATGATATCAGCTTGCTTGATCCAGCATTTGGTAGCTCAAATTATTTAGCTCCCGGCGCTGATAGATTAAAAATGGAATTAATTTTAGACAGTGTAGATTTAACAGCCGACAATAAGCCAGATATAACTGGAACATTTTTAGAAATAGGCCGATATAAAAATGGTAATTTGGATTTAGTTGAGTCCACCGGTGATTCTAAATATGCAGAACTTGCAAAAACTCTAGCATCAAGAACATATGCAGAATCTGGAAATTACATAGTTTCACCGTTTAAATTACAGACAGCGGGCCCATCACCTGACGGACAGGATGAAAAATTTTATGTTACCCCTGGAAGAGCATTTGTTGGTGGATATGATATTGCAACTTCTGGAAAAACTGAAATTTCAATACCTAAAGCAACAACAACCGATACTGTAGAAGCACTGAATATAGATACATTTTTTGGAACTTATGTTGTAATTGAAGCACCTACTTTTGGATTGCCACAATTAGCAGATTTAGATGGCAAAGATTTCTACGAGTGTCATTCTACAACTAATAGAACTGCAATGAATAATTCCACACTTGTGGGATATGTGGTACCTAAACATATACAGTATGAAACTGGATATGGGTCAAATTCATCTTTTAGATTCTATTGGTACTATTATGAGCAAGCATCTACAACATTAACTCCCGATAGTATTAGATCTGTTATTGGTGTACAAAATCCATTTACAATAAATTATGGTAATAATGGCACATATGCTAAACCAACATTCTTTGCGAATATACACCCAGTATATGGATTAGTTGATAATAAACTAAGATACTATGATGTGGGCCAAAATAGAAATATTTTTAAAATACCAAAAAATAATGTTAAGGAAGTATTAAAGAATAAAGTTGTTTATTCTCAATTATATCCTAATACTTTAGGTACCGGAGGAATTGTAACTTTAAGTACCGGTTCGCCTAATAAATTTGTTGGTCCATTGGGATCGTCTTTGACCGACTCAATAAAAAGAGAATATTATACCATGGTAGTGCGGGATTCATATTCTGCGGGATATCCTGGCAACGTGTTTGTTCCTATGGAAAACATTTCAGCAACTTTAGATGGCACAGGCACACAATTAACTATAAATTTTAATAGTGTAGTGTTATCTGGCACCGTTGATATTATTGCAACTTTAGAAAACGATACTTTACAAAGAAGAACAAAAACATTAGTTGAAAATCAAACATTCAATGCTAATATACAAGTTTCTCAAGTAGATTATTCAGTATTAAAATCCGATGTTTATGCGTACAAAGGAATCTATAAAATAGGAAGCAATTCCTACGTAGGAAATTATAATTCAGCTACCACTTATTCTACAAACAATTTAGTTCAGTCCAATGGATTAATTTTTAGAGCGAACACCGCAAGTACCGGAGAATCTTTAACAAATATCGCATATTGGGAAAAGGTCAAGAAAGAATCGCTATTGTCTTATAGTTTAAATACCGGGCAAAGTGATAATTGGTACGATCACGGATCCGTTAGATTCTTGGGAGCACAAAATACTGCGCCAGGTAACGTACTAATTACTTTTGATTATTTCACGCATTCTGGCACCGGTGCATTAGATGCCGGATCATATCCTGCAAATCTATACACCAGAATCCCTACTTATAGATCTGTAATAGATGCTGAAGAATTTAATTTAAGAGATTGTCTAGATTATAGACCACGCAGACAAGATGATACCCCGTTAAGTGTTCAACCGGGATACGACGGCAGAACGTCAAATATATTTTATTTTGATTCTCATATTAAACCAAATCCATCAGAAGTACCAGGCACAGAAGCAGATGTGGAATTTTATTTAGGTAGAATTGATAGACTCTATTTAAATAATAGAGATGCTAGTGTAAACAAAACTCAAAATAAATTTAGTATTGATTCCGGTATACCTGATTTAAATCCAAAAGCACCAAAAGATTTTACAGATAGTACTAGACAATTAATTGCTACATTATATGTGGATCCGTATACTGCAAGCTATCAAGATATATTAATAGAATACAATGATGCACCTCGTTATACTATGAAAGATATTTCTATAATTGACCAAAAATTAACTGCGTTAGAAAAACGTGTTAAGAAACAAGGGTTAGATATTATTGCATTAAATAATGTGGTTTTTGATAGAAATGGATCTCAAGGAAATATATTATACAAAACAGGAATGCTTGTAGATAATTTTTCAGGATATGGCCCAGGATATGTAAAGAGTCCAGATTTTACTGCAGCTATCGATACTGCCAGACAAGAATGCAGACCAGCGTTTGCGGCAATAGAACATAATTTGTTTTATGTTACAGATCCGGATGTGTCAATCTTAAATGATTTAGTATATATGAACTATACTGAAGAAGAATTTATTAGTCAAACTATTGCAAGTAGTAGAAATGTTAATCCTAATCCAGATGGGGTGATTGGAGATAATGGTAGAGCAGTTATTTATCCTCCAGTAATTACAGGCGGGGGAGACCTTGCATCCTTAGTTTATGACAACATTGTGCAAGAAAATCAACTAACAGTTCAACAACAAAACATTACCGTTGATCAAACAGCGGGAGTAGCAGGCGCAACCTCTACAATTGCTGGAGAAACAAACACGGTTACTACTATTATAAAATCATCATCAACCGATTCTACTGTCTCCGCTTCAAGTTCTGGCGGCGGCAAAGGCGGAGATGTAGATACTAGCTATATGGTAGCATAATAAATTATTTAAGGTAAAAAATGGCGAATTTTTTCAAACAATTAGTTAAATCCTCAGGTGATGTAAATCCTGCTTCCACAGCAGTTGCAATGGTGACTGGGTTGGGGGCATCAAAAGACGCTGCTATAGATTTAGCAAAACTTATTCTTAAAGATGAGAATAACAAAAATAGCGCAAACACAAACGGATTATTATTAACTGTGCAAAATATAAACCGTATTGCCACAGCCGATGCTATAAGAGATTTAAAAATAAATGAAACTGATACAGGTAGGGCAATTGCAGATACGCTTGCTACTAAAAGTGTAGGAAATGTTGTAAATCAAACGGCAATTGAAAATACTGTTAGAAGTATACCTTCAAACTTTAATACTGCAAATGGAATTGTTGCAAATAGTTTTCAGGTAATTATTCCTGAGAAAAAATTCTATAGTAATGTTATTGGATTTTCTTCGAATGTGACTGCTTTAGAATCTTTTGTGAATACTACATTAAATACAAATAATGTTTATTCTACATCTAATATCACAACATCTTCGGACTATACAATAAACAACGGATACTTAAATTCATATACTCAAGTATCTGCAAGAGATTTAGATTTATCCCCGCACACAACAGGCGTGCAAGATTTAGCAGAAGAAAATTTAGCAAAATTAAAAACTGCATTTTTAACTAACAACTTTTTAAACTAAAAAAATGAATAATGTAACACGTTTATCCTCTTCTGTTGTTAATTTTGATGTGTTTAATTTGCCGCCATACACTCAAATTAAAGTACAAGTTGGCGGAGTAGATCATAGTTCTATGTGCGTAAATGACAATGGCACAGTAGGCGATCCGGTAATATCAGATAGCACAGGTAGAATAAAGGGCAAACTCATCTTAAATAAATGGTGGTCTTCTTATACTTCGGGCGATATACAAATTACGTTTGGTAGTGCCGAGGGAGGAACCGAAGCGTTTGATCCGCCAATTTGGGCAATTGCCAATTTATCTAACAGATTAGATAATACATTAACAAGTGGCGGAAAAGTTGTAGCACCTACAAACGCAGCAGGTATACAAGAAGCAACGACCACATTAAGCCCAGTAACACAAACATTTTTTGTGCCCGAAAGATATAATCAGGGAATTGTTATTACATCCATTGAATTATTTTTTGCTACAAAAGATTCAGAATTGCCGGTCTCAGTAGAATTAAGACGTCTTATAAATGGATTACCATCTGCAGGAACCGTCATAACAGATACTACAGTTGTTAAAAATCCTTCAGAAGTAAATGTCCCAGCTGATCCTAATTCTGGAATAGGTACATCTACCAAATTTTCATTCCCGCCAGTATATCTAGCTCCTGGCGAATATTCTTTTTCTGTTCTATCAAATTCTCCAAACTATACGCTGTTCGCAGGGAAACTTGGAGAAACTATTTTAGGCAGTACTTCAATTGTAAGTAAAGAACCGTATACAGGAAGATTATTTAAAGCACAAAATACAAATCAATGGTTAGAAGAAACAAATACTGACCTATGTTTTAAAATAAACAAAGCAAGATTTGAAACAGGTGTAAAGAGTTTTGAATTACAAACTGCAGCAATTCCTAGAACAGAATTTGATAATATCTTTTTAGATACTGCGCAATATAATTTTGGCGATCTAACAAAGATAGATTACGAAGTTAAAGGTATTCGTTGGTCAGATAATGTGCAGCAATCATATGCGGCATTTAAAGAAAAAACACCATTTAAACTTGTTGCTAGATGGGTAACCGAAAATGTAGGGGATTCTAAAGTACAAGTTACATTTACAAATAATTCTACAGATGTTTCTCCTGCAATAGATAAAGCAAGAACTAAACTATACTCATTTAAAAATTTAATTGATCCGTTTGAGGTGGATACACGGGCTTCAGAATTACAATATAATAATGGAGTTGCCCAATCTAAATATATTAGTAAGATTGTTACTTTAGAAGATGGATTTGATTCCACCGGATTAGAAGTTAAATTAGACGTTAATAGAAAAATTGGTACAGATATAGATGTATTTTGTAGAGTAATTAGTTCTGCAGATAACGGAAGAGATACCTCAATAGAAAAGAAAAATTGGAGATTGTTACCATTCTTTAATCAAACAGCAAATGCCATTAATCAAAGTAGTATTAGCGGAAGTATTGGTAAAGTATATGTAGGCACATCTGAAACAGAGTTTAATACTGAAACATATAAAATTTTAGAAGGCGACTCTTTGGTAACAACCGGTACTCCTAATTTATCATATACTTCAAATGTTGGTACAGGAGCAGCTACAACATTTACATCGTTTAATAAGTTTCAAGTTAAGGTAGTATTCTATGCAGAAAATACAACGATTGTCCCAAAAATTAAAAACTTAATAGCAACTGCGGTAATTTAAAATGTATGTAAAATTAGAAAATGAAAATAGTTTTGTAAAAAATATAGAAAATCTTGCATTAATTAATCGTGATATTGCAGGATTAAAAGAGTATAGAAATAAAAAAGAAGCAACTACTAAAATGATGCACATCTCAGATGAAATAAATAATATGAAATCGGAAATTACCGAGATAAAATCATTGCTTCAACAATTGGTAAATAATTCTCAGTCGGGAAAATAAATGTCAAACACATATTCTGTAAGTAACGTAAACATAGGCACAGTCGCAAATGACGGCCAAGGTGATCCTTTACGCACTGCCTTTGTAAAAATAAATCAAAATTTTGTAAACGTGTATGCCTATGCTAATTTAGCATATTATAATGGCCAAGGTGGCGGGGGCGGAAATATTGTTTATTATAACAATACTACCACAAACGTATTTACAAACGTATTTACAAACGTAACGTATTATAATAATACCGCTGGAAATATAAATGTAATTGGGCTTGTAAACTTAACATTACTTAACGCAGAGTTGGCAAATATACGAGCAGTAGATTTATCCAATCTAAATGTTAGATTAGCAAATCTTAAAATTGATTTGGGTATATTAGATAACAAACTTGCAAATGTGTCCGTTGTAAATTTGGGAGCTGTTACAAACGCATTAGCAAATATTAGTAATATTACCTCATTGGGAAATTTGGGTAATATTATTGGGGCAATTGCAGCAAACGCAAATGCAGTGGCAAGAGTGTCATTGGTATCTAATTTATCTGCAAATGGTACAGCAAACGGACAACAGGCATATAACACAACAGATGGCGGGCTATACATTTGGCAAGGGAATGCTTGGGTAAGTCCTAAAACTGCATTTACTCCAAATGCAAGTTCTATTAGCGGAGTTGAAATATTTACAACATTTTCATTGCCAACCGGACCAGGCGATGGTCGAGACTTTAATGGTAGACAAGGATTTTATAATGGTAATTTATACTTAAGAACAAATGGAGCATGGGCATCTTATAATAGTTTTATTACTGGATCTGGTACTCCTGTCTTATCTGCAGGAATTATTACAGCAACTGAACTTGCTGCAGGTTCAGTAATTGCAGGTAAAATAGGTGCGGCCGCAATTAGCGCTGCAGAAATTACTGCCGGCGCAATTACTTCTAATTTATTAGCAGCAAATTCTGTAATTGCAGGTAAAGTTGCTGCAGGTGTTATTAGTGCAACTGAAATTGCTGCAGGTGCAATTACTGCAGATAAAATTGGCGCAAGTTCAATTTACGCTGGCGCAATCCAAGCAAACGCAATTACCGCAGGCAAAATTGCTGCAGAAGCAATTTACGCTAATAACATTGCAGCATATCAAATTACTGCAGGAAAAATTGCGGCAAATGCAATTACAGCAACTGAGATTGCAGCTAGCTCAATTTTTGCTCGTAATTTAACCGCAGGATGTGTGTCGGCAAATGAAATTGCAGTAAACTCAATATATGCGGGAGCGATTCAAGCCGGTGCAATTACCGCGGGCAAAATTGATACAGGCGCAATCACCGCAGATAAAATTGCGGTAAACGCAGTATATGCAGGAGCAATTCAAGCATTGGCAATTACTTCAGCTAAAATTGATACAGATGCAATCACCGCAGATAAAATTGCAACAAACGCAGTTACTGCAGGCAAAATTCTGGCAGGTGCAATCACCGCAGATAAAATTGCTGCAGGTGCAATCACCGCAGATAAAATTGCAGCTGGATCTATTACTGCCGATCGAATAGATACTAGAGGATTGACAATTAAAGATGCATCAGGTGCTACTATAATATCTGCCGGTGGTCTTTCAGGTTCTATTCCTGTTGCAATTATTGGCGGGGGATCAACAACTCTTCAAAATCTTGCATCAAGTTCAACTGCTATTGCAAAGTTTTTGGATTTACAAAACGATCATCCTGGATTTGGTGTATCTGGAGGAACATATACAAATACTCCAGAAATTACATTAACTGCAGTCTTAACTGGACTAACAGGTACTGTTACATTCGCCGTTACTGCAGGAACTGCAACTTTAACAAGCGGCGCAACTACAAATTCTAGAAAATTAACATTTGCGAATATGGGGTCTGATTCTGTAACAATTACAGCAACAATTACAGACTCTGGAACAACATATAGCGATTTGGTTAGTCTATTTAAAGTATACAATGGTGTTAACGGTACTACTACTCCTTTAATGTATTTGACAGATGAAAACAAAACTGTTGTTGCGGATAGTTCAGGTACAGTTAGTTCTTTTGCAGGAGTTTCTACTGAAGCAGTAGTATATGAAGGATTAGTTGTTTCAACGGCTTCTTGGACTTTTACTTCTACAGCATCCGGATGTACTATATCAACAAGCGGAGTAGGGAATAAAGTTATTAATGTTACTGCAATGTCCGCAGATACTGCAACGGTTACAATTGTAGCGACTAGATCAGGATATGCATCTTTAACAAGAGTTTATAACGTATCTAAAGCAAAAGCTGGTGCCGCAGGTGCTCCAGGTGCACCCGGAACTCCCGGAGGAGCTGGTGCAAGAGGAAGTATAAGAACTTCCGCAGCTGCATCATCTTGGAGTGATGCAACTGCGGCCGCGGCAATTGCAACTGCCGGCGGAGGAAGTCCTAGAATAACAGATGAAGTTACTCTATATAATAATTCGATAAATTATTCTGAAACTAAAGTATATTCGGGATCGGCATGGACAAGTGTAATTGCACAATTTAATGGTTCTATATTAGTTAATGGCACAGTTATTGCAAGTAAAATTGCAACAGGGGCAATTACCGCAGATAAAATTGATGCTGGGGCAATTACCGCAGATAAAATTGGTGCAGGCGCAATTACCGCAGGAAAAATTGGTGCGGGGGCAATTACCGCAGATAAAATAAGTGCAGCTACAATTACTGCAGATAAAATCCAATCAAGTACCGGTACAACAGTTAGTTATGGAAAATATGGATTTGGAGCAGGTGCTGAAATTGGCAACTATAATGGAGTTCTTACTGCAGAAACATTGAATCCATATTACTTTGGTATAATAGGTGCAAGTAATACTTCTCAACCGGGGATAGTTGCAGCTAATAGATATGGATTGCAAGCTGGAGATGCATTTGCATTTTTTAGAATGTCTGGGGGACAATATAGTTCTACGCCTGCAGATTGGAGAACATATGGTAGTCTTGGCGGCTATATTATAGGCGGCCAAATAATTGCTCAAAATGATGTTTTTGGCCCTGGTCCTGGTACTAATAATAGTATAGTAACTTTAGCACATTACGGTGTAGCTGCGGGAAACTTTGCGCAAAATGCTTACAATGGAACTAGTTTATCAGCAATAACACTTGCAGATGCACTTGGTAATGCTATGCGAGTAGTTAAAGGTACTATAGTTACAGGGGCAGGCGTGGTTGTATCATTTACGGGTTCACATGATGGATTGGTATCATCTACTGAAACTGTTGAATTGGGTGATATTTTGGTCGATGTAAGTATTGTTGCAACTCGAGATATTAGTGATGCTATTAGTATTCTTACAAAATCTAAGGAAATAAATCAAAAATCAGTATTAGGAGTTTTACGATCTTATACTAACGATATATACATTCCTCATTGTCTATCTGAAGAATATGACAAAATTATAGAGAATAATTCAGTAGGAGATGCCGCTAACATAGAAAATGCACCTAGTATAATTGCACCTACTATTACAAAGGCTGAAAGATTAAATCCAATTTATCAAACAATTGTAGATAATCATAAGTTTGTATATGTGAACAGTATAGGCGAAGGTCTAATTAATGTATGTGGAGAAAATGGTGATATTGAAATAGGAGATTACATTACAACATCTTCAATACCTGGCAAAGGAATGAAGCAAAGCGATGATTTAATGCATAATTATACTGTAGCAAAAGCAAGAGAAAATGTTACATTCTCATCACCAACAGAAGTTAAGCAAATTGCTTGCTCATACCATTGCGGATAATAAATGGCAATAACTAAAAATTTAGTAATAGATCAAGGCAGTACATTTACTGCCAATCTGCAATACGTTACAAATAGTAAAATACCTGTAGATTTAACAGGATATACTGTTAGAAGTCAAATGCGCAAATCGTATAAAAGCGCAAATGCTACAGCAACATTAATTGCCACTGTTATAGATGCCAGTACAGGAAATATTCAATTAAGTTTGAATGCTTCTACAACCGCAAATATAAAGTATGGTAGGTATGTTTATGATGCTAAAGCAAATATAGGCAATGTTGCTATTAAAATTTTTGAAGGTATCGTAACTGTTTACCCAGGAGTAACACAATAATGGCATCTATAACATCTCGCGAACAATTAAAAGAATATTGCCTAAGACGTTTAGGTGCCCCTGTTATTGAAATTAATGTTGATGAAGATCAAATTGAAGATCGTATTGATGACGCATTCCAATTCTACAGAGAGTATCACTATGATGCTGTAGAAAAAGTTTACCTAAAGCATTTAATAACTGAAACTGATCTAACTAATTTATACATACCTATTCCAGATGCGGTTGTTGGTGTAGAACGAGTATTGCCTTTTAGTCAGAAATCGACGGGGATAAATATTTTCGACATTAGATATCAAATTCTAATTAATGATCTTTATTCTTTAATGTCAACTGATTTAATTTATTATACTCAAGTTAGACAACAATTAGAATTAATTAACCAAACATTAGTAGGCGTTAAGCCTGTTCGTTTTAATCGCCATATGAATCGTCTATACATAGATATGGACTGGGCAGCGGATGTTGATGTAGGAAGTAATATTGTCGTTGAAGCATGGAGAATATTAGATCCGGATACATATACGGATGTATATAATGATATGTTCTTGAAAAGATATGCGACTGCTTTAATAAAGCGTCAATGGGGAACAAATATGAAAAAATTTGATGGAGTACAACTTCCTGGAGGAGTTGTTTTAAATGGTGGTAAAATATATGATGAAGCAGAAGATGAATTACTAAAAATTGAAACTGAAATACAAGCTAGATTTGAATTACCAGTAGATTTCTTTACAGGTTGATACTTAATATCACCTAACCTCATAGCATATACTAACACCGAAGTCAATAGAAGTCTATAGAATTATGGCAACAGTTAACCATTATTTTCAATCTGGCATTCCGATGGGTAGAGCCTCGGAGCAGAATCTCTACGAAGATCTTATAATTGAATGCCTACAAATATATGGGTTTGAAGTCTATTATATCCCACGAACATCCTTTAATGAAGATCGTATTTTGGTTGAGGATCCGTTAAACCACTATGAGAATGCCTATCCTATTGAGATGTATTTGGAAAACACAAACGGATTTGAGGGTGAAGGAGATCTACTAACACGGTTTGGTGTAGAACTTCGTGAAACTGCATCCTTTGTAGTATCAAGACGTAGATGGGATAAGGAAGTTGGTAGTAAAGGTCAAACAGTTTTGGCTAGCAGACCAGCTGAAGGTGACGTATTATACTTCCCATTAACCAAATCTTATTTTGAAATACGCAAGGTAGAAGGTGATACGCCATTCTATCAGCTTGGCAAACTCTACATATTTAGAATGCAGTGTGAGTTAATGCAATTCTCCAGCGAAACCTTTAATACGGGCGTAGATGAGATTGATACTTATACAGATTCGATAGATCAAAATCTTAATAATTTTGAATTATTGGTAGAATCAGATGGGCCGTTATTATTAGAATTTAACACAGAAACGCCAATGATTCTAGAAAGTTACAAAATAACAACAGTTGATGCTGGCGCTAGAAACGAAGACTTTGATACCGGCATTACGGACATATTAGATTTCACAGAAAGAAATCCTTTTGGTGAGGTATTTAAATAATGTTAGATCAAAGATTTTACTGGGGAACAACTCGAAAAGCAATTGTTGCTTTTGGTAATATGTTTAATTCCATTACTATTGATCGTAAAGACGCAGATGGTAATAGTGCAGAAACATTAAGAATTCCATTAGCTTATGTACCTAAACAAAAGTTCTTAGCCAGAATACAGCAACAGCCGAGTCTAGATGATAGACCAGTTCAGGTAGTATTGCCAAGAATGTCGTTTGAAATGTTATCTCTAACTTATGACTTTAACAGAAAAATTAGTCCGGTTCAGCAAAATAGAGCAATCAACGCTACAAATAATACTTTAGATACTCAGTATGCTCCAACTCCGTATAATATACAAGTTGCACTATACATATATGCCAAGAATCAAGATGATGGTCTACAAATAGTAGAACAAATTTTACCATACTTTAATCCGGATTATAATTTAACAATGAAAACAATCCCTCAAATGGGTATTAAAAATGATTTGCCTATTCTATTAGAAGGTATATCGTTTGAAGATACTTATGAAGGTGATTTTTCAGATAGACGTTCTATTATTTGGACATTAAGTTTTACAATGAAATTAAACTATTATGGACCAATTAATAGACAAGGTATTATTAAGAAAGTTGTTACTAATACTTATAGTGATGCTGCATTATTAAATAAGCAATCTACTATGACTGTTCAACCAGATCCAACCTCAGCCAAGCCAGGCGATCCAATTGGCTTTATTGAAACTTTTGAAGATTTTTAATGAAAAATATACCTGAACTTGATAAACTTTTTGATATTGCGCCGCAAACTACTCCGGAGAATTTGCCTGCGATTGCCCCAGAAACTGGCAAGAACATAGATCAAGAAGATGATTATCAATTGGCAAGAAGCACATTGCGCAATCTAATATATAAAAGTGAAAACACTTTAGATGACATGATTGAACTTGCTAAAAATTCTGAGCATCCTAGAACATACGAAGTGGCGGGTCAGCTAATTAAAACTGTATCAGATGTTGCTAAAGATTTAATTGAGTTGCAGAAAAAAGTTAAAGATTTAAAAGATGGCGATCCCGTATCTGCAAAAAATGTAACAAATAATAATGTGGTATTTGCTGGATCTACAGCTGAGTTATTTAAGATGTTGAAAAACAAAGACGACGGTAAGACAATTGAGCAATAAACAAATATCATATAACGGCAATCCTAATCTTAAACCGATAGGTATTGTTGAATCTTACAGCGCAGAACAAGTTAAAGAACTTATGCGTTGTATGCAGGATCCTATCTATTTTATTGAGAATTACTGTAAGATTGTTTCTCTTGATTTTGGACTTGTGCCATTTAAATTATACGAATGCCAAAAAGAAAAAGTACACGTAATACTTAATAATCGTAAAGTTATTCTGATGGAAGGTCGCCAACAAGGTAAGACCATTACATCTGCAGCATGTATTCTTTGGTATACGTTATTCCAGGAAAACAAAACAGTTGCTATTCTGGCAAACAAATCGTCAGCTGCTCGCGAGGTACTTTCTCGATACGAATTAATGTATGAGATGCTTCCTATGTGGATGCAACAGGGCGTTAAGACATTTAACAAAGGTGACATTGAGCTTGAAAATGGTTCTAAAGTATTCACCTCTGCGACAAGCTCATCTGGTATTCGAGGTAAATCTGTAAACTGGTTGTATATTGACGAAGCAGCAATTATCCCAAATAATGTTGCAGAACAATTCTTCACATCTGTTTATCCAACAATTTCTGCAGGTCAAACAACAAAGATTCTTCTTACTTCCACTCCTCTAGGATATAATCACTTTTGGAAATTCTGGAACGAAGCAGAACAAGGCCTAAATGGATTTGTTCCATTGTTTATTCCCTACAACAGAATTCCAGGTAGAGATGAGAAATGGGCGGCAGAACAAAAATCTATGCTTGGCGAACTCAAGTTCAATCAAGAAGTTTTATGCAGATTCCTGGGCTCATCCAATACTCTTATTAATCCAGACACAATTTCCCAAATGTCCACTCGTCAATTTGTTTATACGAAAGACGGGTTGGATGTGTTGGAAGAACCTATACGAGCAACCAAAAAAGACGATGGAACGTACGAGGGACAAGATCATATCTATATGCTTGTAGCGGATACCTCGCGTGGTGTTGGGGGAGATTACTCAGCATTTACGGTTATCGATATAACCGCATATCCATACAAAGTGGTGGCAAAGTATAGAAGCAACAAGATCAGTCCGTTGATGTTTCCTAATGTAATATATAAAGTAGCAAAAGATTATAATAAAGCATACTGTTTAGTTGAGATTAATGATAATGGTCAGCAAGTAGCAGATTCGTTGTATATGGACTTAGAATACGAGAATGTATTCTT